CCCCAACCACCTGCAAAGATGAACAGGAACAGAACAATGAGCCACCATGCGCCGTCACCGCCAAAGCCAAAACCGCCGCCGGTATTGGTGGGTGCCACAGGCATCGTCAGCATGGGAGCGCCGTCAGAGGAAAGAGACATAGAAAAACTCCTTTCAGTTTTTTATTATCAAATCGTGGCCACGATGTTGATTAACCTAATAATTTTGCAAACACCTTGCTTAGACGCTTGCTTAAATTTTGCTTTTTGTTTGCTTATTTAAGCAACCCCTGAAACTGTTTCGCCATTTCTTGTAGCTGGTTCAACTGCTGCTGGCTCATCCTGCCGGACTGCAAAAGTTTTTCCACCTCTGCTTTCGGGTCCCCCTGAAACGAGGATCGGAACTGGTTGAATTGCTGCATCATCTGTTGAAACCGGCCTACCGGCGTGTTCCCGCCGCCTAAAGCGTTAAAAAAGGGGTTAGCCATCCGCATCAGCCTCCTTCGCCTTCTTTTTACCCTTCATGCTGTCCACAACCGCCGCCAGCGCGTCAAATTCTTCCCGGGTGACAAACTTCACCGGGTCTGCCGTGGGCGCTGTACGGGGCGTTTCTGCGCGTTCTACAAGGTCGTAGATCGTAAGTGAGGGTTTACCGCTGGCATCTGCCTTTTTGAGGTATACCGTAGGTGCGGAGCTATCCCACAACGCCACAGCGGCGTTGGGCGCGAGCATCCAGTTTCGGGCCTCCTGTTCCCCACTGACCCACTGGACACCGGTCTGCGCCATCGGATTTTGAGGGGGCTGCGGTGCCATCATCGGCGGCATCTGCTGTTGACGGAGCTGCGCCAGGTTATCCGGCATAGGCGGTGCGTAATAGGGATTTTGCCATCCGTAAGGTGTGTAAGCCATTTTAGTCATCCTCCTTGACCCAGTAATACAAGATGTTTTCATTGCTGCTGTCCCAGCTGTCCCAGATCACGCCGTCGCAGACGCAAACCACATGGCCGGACAAAGCCAAAATATAGGTGCCCTTTGGGTGATCCTCCGCAAATTGACCAACCGTGTAGCAGTCCGGGCAGGTGTCCGGCGCGATATACCGCCGATATCCAAACGAACGCAGATATGATCCCCAGCAGGCGTTTGCGTTGGGCAAGTCACCGTCTAAATATCCCTGTATGCAAAGGCCTAAATAAACCTCGCCCCAATCCTTTCCGGTTGCCTTGCAGATCGCGCGCACCGTGCAATCCGATACATTGCGCCCTGCCGGGTTAGGGTTGAAATAGCTATACATATTCCCTCCGGTCATCGTATAAAAGCTCAATCATGTGCACACAGCGTTCCAGCTCCGCCGGATCGGTATGTGCAACAATATCTCGCGCCAACTCCGCCGGATACCCGCAGGCCAAAAGCCGCTCGTACATTGTGTGCGCCTCCTTTACACTTCTATGATACAAAAAATCCGGACAGCCAAACTGCCCGGAAAATGCCTGTATTCTGCCCTCAAACTGCCCGAAAAAAGCCGTGTCCGATTTGGACACGGCTTTTTGTTTACCCCTGCATATCATCCGCTATTTTTGCGTAGGCCCTTCGTCTGATCTTGGCGAGGCCGTCCACGCTGACGTGGAGCAGCGCCGCCGCCTGTAGGCAGCTCTGGCCGTGGACGTCCACTGCCAGCACCGCCGTTTCCTCGTCAGGCGGGAGGCCTACCAGCCGGACGGCCTGCGCCGCCCGGGCCGG